CTTCTTGATGTACTTCCTGTATAGCTTGTCATTATAGGAAGGGCTTTGATTGAACATGGGAACCCTCTCTGAGAACTCTTTTCCGTTAAGCTTGTCGTATATATTTGTTATGGCACGTTTACCTTTAAATGAGACCTCATAGAGGGCGCCTTCGTTCTTATATTGGTTTCGCCATTTAGCTATCCAACCATCCCTTCTTAGTTTTTCGAACACTACATTATTAAAACCTGTAAGTTGGTTGAACTCATCAAACTGTGCCCTTGAGAATAAGCCCTCACTGTACAAGAAGAACATAACATCTAGTTCTCCGTATGTGAACCCATACCTATCCTTTGCCCAGTATCGTATAACCCTCCAATACTTCATGTAATCGTTGGATGGCTCCTTCCTTCTGTATACCTTGGTCATTACTTTCTTTACTTTCATTTTATTTAAAATTATTATATTTGTTGCAAATATATAAAACAATGGCGACAAAAACTAAGATGAAGTGCAAGAGTAAGTACAAATCAATGTACAGCAACAACAAAACTATGTCTGAAAAGAAAGACAATAAGAGCTATGGCAAGTAAAACCAAAATGAGTTGCAACAAGCCAATGAAGTCTGACAGGTCTGGTAAAAAGAAGATGGTTAAGGCTTGTGTAGGTGATGAGGAAAAGTTGATTCATTATGGAGCCAAGGGTTACGGACACAATTATTCAAAGGCTGCTCGCAAGTCATTTAGAGCAAGGCATAAGTGTGACACAGCTAACGACAAGTTGAGTGCGAGATATTGGGCTTGTAAAGATTTATGGGCTGGACCTGGTGGGTCTACAGAGTCATCACCAAAAAGCAGACGAGGTAAATATTAAAAATTATAAAAATAAATAATGGGACGATTATTAGTAAGGTGTGGTCTATGGATCCAAGCAACATGGATGAAGACTAAGATTAAGTGGAACAGAATTATTTTACATTTATTGTTTGATTTAACTGAGTAGTATGGAGTCAAAAGGTTTAGGAGACACAATTGAGAAGATCACAAAGGCTACTGGTGTTAAGGCTGTTGTAGATACTGTATCTAAAATAACTGGTAAGGATTGTGGGTGTAAGGCAAGAAGAGAGGCCCTTAATGAAAAATTCCCATATAAAAAAAAATAACTAACTTTGTTGAACATTTAAAATAAGGAAATGGCATACGAGAAATTACAAGGGTACAGAGCGGTTACCGTAACCCCAGGAACAGGAATAATACCAACACCTAGCGAGGCTGCAGGCGGTGAAGGTAAGAATAATGGGTGTGTATTATATGTAGGCACTGGTGGCAACCTAGACGTTGAAACGGTTGGAGGTGATTTAGTAACCCTTGCTAATGTTAACAGTGGGCAGTTTATTCCATTACAAGTGTTAAGGGTGTTTGCTACTAGCACAGCTTCAGATATTATTGCTCTTTGGTAGGATGCCATTATCTATATCAATATCAAACTCTATTGCCTCTCAAAACACTACAGCCTCTAAAGGTTTTGTTTGGGCTAATATTGAAGCGGAGACGTACTATAACGCTGTAACAATAGCAAACGGGGGTGATATAGACACTATTACCCTATATGGACAAACACTTGACGATACAAAATCAGCTATAGATAGTAGGGTCACAAGCCTTAAGAGTGCAGGCGTGTTTTCTAAATTAATACACGACTATCCATTCTTTGGTGGAACGGCAGATACTCATGCTATAAATGCAGTTAACGCCGCAAGCACATTATTATATTTTGGATCTCCAACACATTCGAACCTAGGGATGATTACAAATGGAGCAAATCAATACGCCTCATTAAATAATTCTTTTAGAAGTGAAGTTCCATCTTCAGAAGATTGGGCGATTGGTGTTGATACGAACTCATCAAACAGTAAGATAATGATGGGCTCTAGGGACGCCACCAACATAGCTGCTGTTATTAGATATAGATTGTCTACACTCATTGGATATACTACAACAGCTGGATTTACTGTTTCTCCAGCAATATCATCTGTAAATGATTCCTTTATTGTAGCCTCTCAATATGAACCGTTTATATCAAGACTATATAATGATGCGGTAGAGAAGTCAGTTACTTCAGCATCAAGTGGATTTATTCCAACAACTTATCCTTTATTTATAGGTGCTTGGAATAACTATGGCGGTGTGATTGATGCTGTTGCAGGAAATCATAAGTTTGCTTTTGCTTCATCAGGCTTAACACCTGCTGAGGTCTCAAGTATTAATACAATAAACAATACATTTCAATCATTTTTAGGGAGATGATAAGAGCTATAATATTAACAAAAGAATTTGCTTTAGCGAATGAAGGCAGCGTAAATGACAGAAACATTTTCTCATATTTTATGACATATGATGGTGGATACTATTGTAATGAGAATTACATTAATACTAATCCTAACTTGTTTACTTGGGAACCAATCGAATACGCTAATATTTCTTTAAGTGATATAGTTGTTGATGAACCTGTAATATTATAAGATATGGATTTAGAAAGCTTAAACGTTTCGCTATATATGTTTATAGCTATAGTTTCTGGAGTTGTTAGTGCCCTTAGTGTTTGGTATAGGTTAAAGTCTAAGGTTGATTTATTAAACATTGACATATACAATGTAAAGCATGAACTAATAACATTAAGAGATTTATTTGATAAAAATAAGGATAAGCAGTCTGACTCAATAAATATGCTTAAAGAGGAGATTAGTCAAATGGAGATAAGAATTATTAAAGAGATTCACAATTTAGTAAAAGTAAAGTGAAAGGTAAATTAAAAAGATGGCTTAATGATAATGGTAGAGATGCATTAGGTAGAATACTAGATACTGTAGGCGAGTCAACAAACATTCCATTTGCAAGCAAAATAATAGAGAACATTGGGGAGAGCTTAATGGATGACCCTGACCTTACTGATGATCAAAAGGCAATTGCTGCAGATATAGTAAAACTAGAGCTTGAAGAGCTTAGAGTTGTTGAAGAGAACTTAACAGCTCGTTGGGTTGCGGATGTGTCTAGCGATAGTAAGCTATCTAAAAGTGCAAGACCATTAACACTTCATTTTATAAGTTTATTATTACTGTCATACTTTGTAACGGGGTATTGTGGCATACACCTTCCACAAGAGTACACAAGTCTTTTAATAGTTGTTATACCAACTGTATATGGCGGTTACTTTGCACTAAGAGAGTTTGGTAAACATTCACATAGAAAAAATGTAAGATGAGAGACATAGACTACATAGTTATCCATTGTGCAGCAACAAAGCCATCAATGGATGTCCCAATTGAAAGGGTTAAGAAGTGGCATTTAGACAGGGGTTGGTCAGACATTGGTTATCATTACTATATTACAAGAGATGGAAAAATTCACAAAGGAAGGGATTTAAGCGTTATTGGTGCGCACGTCAGTGGATATAACAAGAATAGTATTGGAATATGTTATGAGGGTGGGATAGACGAAAGTGGTAAGCCAGAAGACAACAGAACAGATCAACAAAAGAAATCATTGCTTAAAGTTGTTAAGATTTTAAAATTTGTTTTTAATAATGCGATTGTTCAAGGTCACAGAGATTTTCCAAATGTTAAAAAAGCGTGTCCATCATTTGATGCTAAAACAGAATATAAAGACATTTAGATTTTTATCTTATATTTGTAAAAAAAATAATTAAATGAAAAAGATTACAAAGAGTGAATTAGAAAATTTGCAAGCGTTAAACACTGAGTTTTCAAAAACAAGATTATCAATTGGTGACTTAGAATTAACCAAGGCTGAATTGATTAATAAGATTGACCTTATTAAAAAACAGTTTAGTGAGATTGAAAAAAAACTGATTACTAAGTACGGAGAAGACTCAGTAATTAATATGCAAACAGGAGAGTTGACAAAGAAAAAATAAACCGTAATGGGCAAGATAAGTACATATGCAATAGACGGAACGCCATCACTTAATGACAAGGTGATAGGCACAGACGTTAATGATAATAACATAACAAAGAACTATACTATCTCAGATATATTATCTTTGGGAGCTACTAATGGTTTGCAAGAAGTATTAGATATTGGTAACACATCAACGACCCCATTTACTATAACAACAGATACAAGCTTTTGTGATATTACAAACTTAGTTGTTAGTAATAGCCTTCGTATAACTGGTAATTTAAGAGATTCAATCAATGCTTTGAATGATGGCACAAAGGTTCTTGGGTCTACAGGGGCAGGCCTACCATTATGGGTTTCACCATCCGCTATTGCGCTATCTCCTCAATTAGTAATTCAGACATCATCTCCAAACGGACAAGATCCTGCTGGGCTAGACACTCCGTTGCAGGTTAGTTTTGGTACAGGTACTGGAACGGTATCTGACCCTGTAATGACATCTACTGGAGGAGATATTACCTTTAATGAGGTTGGTACATATTTTGTAAATGCCACAGGATCAGTATCTAGAATTGGTTCATCTGGAGGTGTAGCTGTATTTTTATTTAGAGCGTTGCTTGATGGTGTTCAGTTCGGCAGTGTTGGGTCAGTTTTGCTAGATACGCCTGGATTAATATCTCCTGAGATTTTAACATTCCCATTGGTTATAACCTCTCCAGGTACAGTTCTAACCTTTGAAATTTTAAGAGATAGTTCTGGGGTTAATTTTGGTGGTTTATACCCTACATTGACATCAAGTTCTTGGGGTAATGCTCCTTCAACAACTTTAACTATTTGGAAAATAGTATAAATAAAAATTAATTAAATGGATATACGTAAGGTATCAATCGGTGTTGACTATAAATCTTCTATGCATTACATAGTTGGCCAGCCAGTTCTTAATGAATCTCACACTATTCATTTAATATTGCTTGATGATTCTACCAATAATATAAAGATATGGATAGAGAACGAAAACTTAGAGGTCTTACTCTGGAAACAGTTTAGTTACACAATGCCTATATCTATTGAATATAATATTAATTTTTAAGAATGCTTAAAGAGGAAAGAGATAAATTAATTAATGAGTTGGACGCATTAAAATTAAAGCGTAATCAATGCACCGACTTTTCAGAAGCTATTGATATAGCTGATAAAATACACAATATTGAAATGAAATTAAATGGGATCAAACCTGTAGACTCATATGTTGAGTGTATTGGTTGTGGTTCATAACTAAATATGAAATCGCCATATAACTTTATAGTTAAACCTATAGGTGGCAAGAGGTATTCTAATACAAAAGATTTTGAGGGTATTGAGTTTATAACAAGCTCTTCAAAAGAAGATCATAGAGTTTCGAATCGTCTTGCAGAGGTAGTTGAACTACCAATTACTTATGATGGGCCAATCATGAAGGGTGATACTCTTCTTGTTCATCATAATGTTTTTAAATTTTATAACGACATTAAAGGTGTTGAAAGAAGTGGTAGGAGTTACTTTATGGATGACCTATTCTTTATAGAAGAGGGTCAATACTATATGTATAAGCGTGACGGATTATGGAAGTCATGTAATAATTTTTGTTTCGTAAAGCCAATTGATTATGAGCAAGGATATATATATGAGAATATTTCTGAAAAACCTTTAGTTGGAACAATGGTATATTCTAATGATAGGCTTAGGAGTATTGGTATAGATGATGGAGATACAGTTGGGTTCACTCCTAGTACGGAGTATGAGTTTAATATTGAAGGAGAAAAGCTTTATAGAATGTTTGACAAGCACATAACAATCAAATTAAATGGAAGACTCTAACGAATTAAAAAGAAAGATAATAGCTGCTGGTAGAAAAGCTGTAGAACAATTGATAAAAGTTGCGGAAGAGAAAATTATAAAGCAAGATCCAGAGGATGATTTGGCGGCCGATAGATTAAAGAATGCGGCCGCAACAAAGAAGCTTGCACTGTTTGATGCATTAGAAATACTTAGCAGAATGGAAACCGAAGAGGAGTCTATTAACTCTATTGATAACAATAATAAAAGCTCAAGTGGATTTGCAGAAAGAAGAGCAAAAAAATAATCTTTATGTTATAGTAAAAGACTTAATTCCTGCTGATGTTTTAAAAAGAAAGAACATAGCTAAGAGTTGGGAATATGGATATAACGAGAAGTATGATATAGTTATAATATCTAGGGATGGAACTCTTGGCGATATTTATAACATAAATGGATTATATATAGGAATTCCAAAAGAACCTAAATCTATATATAAAAGAAGTTCTATTAAGTCAGATCAGTATTGGGAAAGGAAAGATATACCAAAAGACCTAGAAAAGATAAAATCAATATTCCAATGGAATGATATGCCATCAGACTTTAAGAGTAAGTGGGTGGACTATATAGAGGGTGAGTTTGATAATAGGGAGTTTGGGTATTGGTTTATGAATAACGGAGTTCCAACTTATATAACTGGTGGGCATTATATGTACTTGAATTGGTCTTCCATAGACGTTGGGTATCCAGACTTTAGAGAGGCTAATAGAATACTATACTTATATTGGGAGGCTTGTAAAGCTGATTATAGATCTTTTGGAATGATATACTTAAAAATCAGACGATCTGGTTTTTCATTTATGGGGTCTTCTGAGTGTGTGAACATTGGCACATTAGCGAAAGATTCTAGGGTAGGAATACTTTCAAAGACAGGGCCAGACGCAAAGAAAATGTTTACCAATAAGGTAGTCCCAATTGCTAACAAACTTCCATTCTTCTTTAAACCCATACAAGATGGTATGGATAAGCCAAAGACAGAGCTTGCATTCAGGGTACCAGCGTCAAAAATCACTAAGAAGAATATGTCTGTTGTAAGCAGCGAAGATATTGAAGGTCTTGACACAACAATAGATTGGAAAAACACTGATGACAACTCTTATGATGGCGAGAAACTATTACTACTTGTTCATGATGAAAGTGGAAAGTGGACAAAGCCAAGTAATATATTAAACAACTGGCGTGTAACAAAAACTTGCCTCCGTTTAGGTAGTAAGATTATTGGTAAATGTATGATGGGTTCTACATCCAACGCTCTTTCTAAGGGGGGTGAAGAGTATAAGAAACTTTACTATGACTCTAGTCCTAAAGATAGAAATAAGAATGGTCAAACAAAAAGTGGTATGTACTCTTTGTTCATTCCAATGGAGTTTAATATGGAAGGTTTCATTGATATGTATGGTATGCCAGTATTCACAACGCCAGACAAACCTATCATTGGTATAGACGGTTCTAAGATAACTAATGGAGCCGTAGATTATTGGCAAGCAGAGGTTGATTCTTTAAAGGGGGATGCGGACGCTCTTAATGAGTTCTATAGA